CAGCATCTGCTGGAGGAAGTGCTAATTATATTCAATATAATGATGGTAGTAATGGATTTGCTGGTTCTTCTCTGCTTAGAATTAGTACGTCTGGTGTACGATTATTAGAGTTTTATGATTCAGGAAATTCAACTGCAACTGCCAGTGCTGCTATAGGATGTTATTGGGAGTCTCTAGCTGGAAATATACCTGAGAAAAATGAACTTTTGTTCTATGGAGCAATGTCCATTGCTTCTTCCCCTGCTCTTAGCGTTGGAACTGATTATGCACACCTTCGATTTAAGTTAAAGGATGGAACAGGTGCTTTTGGTACTTCAGGACAGTTTTTAAGGGTAGATACAAACGGTAATACTAAATGGGAAACTTATAGTGGTGGTGGAGGAGGTAGTAGTCTAACCTATGATTTACTATATGCCGAACATAGTTCATCAAGTGGTTCGGGAACTGGTAATGATGCGATTATTAGACTAAGAGATAGTAGTAGTAATGATGATGATGTTTATTTGGTTGCTGGTAGCAATGTTACATTATCTCACGATACTTCTAGTAAAAAGATTACTATTGCTGCCTCTGGTGGTAGTGGTGGCGGTGGTGCTACAGATAAGATAGAAGAAGGCAATACAAGTGTAGAATGTATTGATACGGGTACTGATGGTAATATTGTATTTAAAACAGAAGGAAGTACTACAATTGAGCTTACAACACTTAAACAGTTGAAAGTTTATGGTACTCAGACTGGAAATAATGTAGCAGGTTTCTATAATGATACTAACTATTTTGGAATATTTGCTTCATCTAATAATCTAACTAATAGACCTATTACATTATATACTGCTTCTGGTACTGCTTCAGCAGCTTTGACAGTTTCTGCTACTGGTGAAACTCTTCTTCATGCAACAGATGACCTGAATAATGAAGGTGGTCATTTACAATTTGAAAATTCACAAGGAAATCAGGATTATGCAATTGATGTTTATGGTGGAAATTCAGGTACTGCTGGAGTGAATGATCATGTAATAAGAATTATTGATCAGATAACACAAACTGGAGGTACTGGTACTCAAAGATTCTGTGTTAATAGGTATGGTGCTTTTGGAATAGGTCATGTAGGATCAGTTGATTATGGATCATCAAATGAAGTATTAGTGAGTCAAGGAGAGAATCTACCACCTAAATGGGATACTGTTTCTGGTGGAGGTGGTGGTAGTGGAGAAACAAACCAAAATGCTTTTTCTAATGTAGCGGTTTCAGGTCAAAATACCGTAGCTGCAGATTCAAAGACTGATACTTTAAATTTGATTGCAGGTAATAATATAACAATAACAACTGATACTGCTGGTGGTGCTGATAACATTACAATTAATTCGACTGGTGGTGGAGGTAGTAGTCTTGCTATAGGTACAAATGTAACAGATGTTCTTTCAATAAGTTCTTCTGAAATTATTGCTGATGATGCAGGTGCAGATAAATTAGTATTTTGGGATGATTCTGCAGGTAAATTAACGTATTTAACTGTTGGTTCTAATCTTACTGTTACTGGAACTACTATTACTGCCTCTGGTAGTGGTGGAGGTGGTGGTACGACTTTACCTTCTTATGTATCAACAAAATTCTTGACTAATGATGGGACAAATCTTTCATGGGATGAACCTTGTACATCAAGAACTGCGATCACTATACCTGCTGAAAGTTATGTTGGAGGAGAAACAAAGAATAAGACCTTTACAGGATTTAAATCTTATGCTCTTTTCAAAATCCTTACAACAAACGATGCATGGGTAAGATTATATACAGATTCAACTTCAGCAAATGCTGATTCTAGCAGACTTGAAGGAACAGACCCTGCTCCAGGTGCTGGTGTTATTGCAGAAGTAATTGGTAATGGTACTTTTATGATGTCTCCTGGAGTTATTGGATTTAACGGTGAGGCGAATCCGACTACTACCATGTATGCTGCTGTAAAAAATAGATCCAGTTCTTCTGCATCTATATCTGTTAGTTTCCAAGTATTACAGTTGGAGGCTTAATAGATGTCTACTAAAAAATATGTTGTTACTCTAAAAAAATATGATGATTTGGACAACTTTTATACTGAGATGGAAGCATCATCTGGTAATGCAACTGTACCAACTAGAGTTTGTAACTGTACTGAGAAAAGAGATATTAGTAGAAATACAAATTATGAATTAACTGATGAGGAAGCAGTAGAACTGAGAAAAGATTCAAGAGTATTGGCTGTTGAATTAGAACCAACTACTCTTGGTATATTTCCAGAACTTAATGCGAGTGGTCCATATCAGAATGAATCTAAAACTTATACTAGATTTTGGAACCAGACTGATCAAGCATCTACTTGGAATAATACACATAAAAATTGGGGAATTGCAAGACATTTAGATGGTTCTAATATTCCACCAGATTGGGGAATGTTTAATGCTTCTGGTATAGAAAATCAAACAAAGATTACTAATACAACAAGTTCTGGTAAAAATGTTGATATTGTGATTATGGATCATTTTATTAATTCAGATCATCCAGAATTTGCAATAAATGCTGATGGTAGTGGTGGATCTAGAGTTAATCAAATAAATTGGTTTGGGAGTGATTATGCATCTATGATGTCGGCTAATAACATGGTTACTTCTGATACGTATAGTTATGGTTCACAGAGTTATACTGTTAATGGTACTACATGGAGTGAGGGATCTGCTGGAAGTAATCATGGAAATCATGTTGCTTCACTTGCGGCTGGAAATACTCATGGTTGGGCAAGAGATGCAAACATTTATAATATAACTTTTCATACCGCTTTATTGAAAAGAAATCATGGAAATTCTGCTATAGGTGGTTCTGTACCAGATTTTTGTTATGATTGTATAAGACACTGGCATAATAATATAAAGACAGTAAATCCAGCAACAGGTAGAAAGAATCCAACTATTATTAATATGAGTTGGGGTAATACTAACAAAATGCGTCTTAGTCAAGTGACTGGTATGGATGGTCGAACTGGATTCTCTGATATGACTGGAAGAAGTGATTTTGAAAAAAAAGCAATACTTGAGGCTGAAGGAATATTTTGTTATTTTGCCTATAGTGCTGTTGATAGTGATAATGTTTGGTGGTGCGAAATGGGATATTATACCTATTTTTTGACAGGACCAATAGCTGATTTAGAGGACATGTTTGAGGAGGGAATAATTGTAGTTTCTGCAGCAGGTAATTATTCTACAAGAGGTACAATACAGAATGAAATAGATTATAATACTAAAGTATATGGTAAGCCCGATTGGGCAATTGGATTCACAGGATACGATGAATGGTGGGCAATGAGAGGATCTATACCTCAGAATTTAAGAACTACTACAGGTGATGTAATTGCTGTTGGATCTGTTAGTCCTGATGAAGCAGAATATAGAGATAATTTTAGTACATATAGTAAAGCAGTTGATATATGGGCTGTAGGAAATGGAACTGTTGGTGCTTATTATGATGATAGAGGTGATGGAGGTACTAATAATTTAAATGGTAATGGGGTAAATGCTCGTATTAAACAAGATCCAAGAAGTAGTGGTTTTTTTATTGGACCAATGACTGGAACAAGTATGGCATCTCCTCAAGTGGCAGGAGTAATTGCTTGTCTTTTGGAACAGGAACCAAATTTAAAACAATCAGATGTTCTTCAACATTTAATAGAGAATGCAACAAATAATGTTGGTAATGATGGTGATATAACCAATTATGCACTCCGAAAAAAAGGACTGTTGGATTCTCATAATAGAATGTTAAAATATGTTAAAAAAAGACCAGAAACTGGAACTGTTTATCCACATCCTAATCATAGTAATCGTAGACCAGATATACATAGTACATCTGTAACAGGAAGGAAATATCATAGTAATGGTGGAAGTTTTACTAGTGGTGCAACTGGAGTTAAATGGCCAAGAACAAGGCAGGTAGTGACAAAACCTATTTAATATATTATGGCAGTTAAGATAAGGAAGGATGGTCAGTGGGTAACTATTAGTGGCGATGCTGCTGTTGGTCCTCCTGGTCCTGCAGCAAGTTTAAACGCAGGAACTACATCTACTGCTTCTGCTGGAACTCCTGCATCAGTTACTAATACTGGTACTGCTTCTGCTGCTGTATTTGATTTTGTTATACCAGCAGGTGCTGATTCTACAGTTCCTGGTCCTCCTGGTCCTCCAGGAACTCCAGGTAATGATGGTACTGATGGTAATGATGGTACTGATGGTACTCCAGGAACACCAGGATCAAATGGTACTAATGGTGTTGATGGAACACCAGGAAATAATGGAGATGATGGACCTCCTGGTCCCCCAGGACCTCCAAATGGACCTCCTGGACCTCCTGGTGGTGATGGAACACCTGGTACTCCTGGTCCTCCTGGACCTGCTGGTGGTCCTCCTGGACCTCCTGGTCCTGATGGAGATGATGGTACTCCAGGTAATGATGGTACTCCAGGAACTGATGGAAACCCTGGTCCTCCAGGATCTGCAGGAGGTGATGGTAGTGGATGGACAGGTGGTACATATGCTACTTCTACAGGAAAAGTAACATTTACATCAACTGATGGTCTTGGTTTTGTAACTGGAGATTTAAGAGGTACTGATGGAAATCCTGGACCTCCAGGTAATGATGGTACTCCAGGAACTGATGGCAATGATGGTACTCCAGGTGCTGCAGCAACTATAGCAGCAGGACCTACAACAACTGCTGCTGCTGGAACTCCTGCATCAGTTACTAATAGTGGTACTTCTTCTGCTGCTATATTCGATTTTAGTATACCTCAAGGCTCTTCTGGTCCTCCTGGTCCTCCAGGAACTGATGGTGATGATGGCACTCCAGGTACTAATGGTAATGATGGAACCCCAGGTACTAATGGTAACGATGGAAATCCAGGATCGGATGGAAACCCAGGATCTGATGGAAACCCAGGTCCTCCAGGTCCTCCAGGTTCTGCAGGAGATGATGGTCCTCCAGGTGGTGCTGGAAACCCAGGTCCTCCAGGTCCTCCAGGAACTGCAGGAGATACTGGAATACCTACTGGTGTTATTTTAATTTGGTCTGGTGCATCAAACGCTATCCCTTCTGGGTGGACACTTTGTGATGGTAATAATAGTACACCAAATTTAACTGATAGATTTGTACTTGGTGCAGGTAATAGTTATTCTGTTGATGCTACTGGTGGTAGTAAAGATGCTGTAGTTGTTTCTCACAATCATTCTGCTTCATCTTCATCTTCATCATCTTTAAGTGGTACGAATCATACACACTCATTCTCAGATTCTTTCTCTGCATCTGGATCTCATGATCATTCATTTTCAGGATCTGGATCCGATTCGCATAGTCATGGTGTTACTGTAAGTGATTCTGGTCACCAACATTATATGCCAGCACCAGCGTATAATACTCTTTGGGGACAACAATCTTATACGTATCCTGCTTGGGGTAGTATGCAGAATATGTACAGTGGTAGTGGATCTGCTAACGTTAGTGGTAGTTCTGGAAGTGAAACCGTATCAATATCTGTATCTGGTAGTACAAGTAATGAAAGTGTAAGTATATCTGGATCTGTATCTGGTAATACAGGTAATCCTTCTGCAACTCCTTCTGTAAGTACATCTACATCTACATCTGTTGGTAGTGAAGGTGTTAGTGGAACTGATAAAAACTTGCCACCATACTATGCTTTATGTTATATTATGAAAACCTAAGAATAAATAAGAGAGGTATAATAGTACAGAATGTCGAACCATATTGATTTTCCTAATAGTCCTACTATAAATGAGACTTACCAATATGGTAGTGCTATATGGAAGTGGGATGGTGTAGTATGGAGAAGAATCGACGGTGCTGGAAATACAGGTGCTCCTGGACCTGAAGGTCCTCCAGGACCTGGTGGATTAACTGGTCCTCCAGGTACTCCTGGAACTACTGGTGATGATGGGGATGAAGGTCCTCCTGGTCCTCCAGGTCCTCCAAATGGACCTCCTGGACCTCCAGGTCCCGATGGAGATGATGGAACTCCTGGTAATCCTGGTCCTCCAGGAACTGGAAGTCCAGGTACTCCTGGAACTCCTGGAACTCCTGGACCTCCAGGTGAAGATGGTAATCCTGGACCTCCTGGTCCTGCTGGTGGTCCTCCTGGTCCTCCAGGAAACCCAGGTCCTCCTGGTCCTCCCTCTCCTGGACCTCCAGGTCCTGATGGAGATGATGGAACTCCTGGTACTCCAGGTACTCCTGGACCTCCTGGTCCTGCAGGTATTGCTGGACTACAAATCAGTGAAACTCCACCAACTTCTCCTGCACCTTCAGAGGGTGATTTGTGGTGGGAAAGTGACACTGGAGCATTATATGTGTATTATAATGATGGTAATAGTGATCAATGGGTAGCAGTAGCACAAGGTCCTGCTGGATCTCCTGGTCCTCCAGGTTCTGCTGCTGGTAGTGGTGCTGGTCCATTTGAAAGTCAATGGCATATTCCAATGGGATTGCCATAAATAGTAAACAGGAAATTAAAAGATTATGGCAGCAACAGTATATTCAGGATCGGGTAATTGGAGTTATACCAATAGCACTGGTGAGAATGTTCGTGTGATTATTGGTATTGCTCTTGCAGCAGATAATTCTCAAGCATCGACTGTTGGTATTAAATTGAGATTTGGATCAGCTGGATCTGGTTATATGTTTGAAGAAACTAGTGGAACTAATGATAGATTTGTAGGTTTTGGTAAACATATTACAAGTTCTGGTCAAATGACCAGAGCTGTAGCAACTAATGGTGGAACTTTTGTAGATGAATTTTGGCTTGCAGATGGACATACTGCTAATTTAGATGCTGTTAGTGGTTCGTACCCTATTAAATGGTACAATATAGTGGTTATACCAGAGAGTGGATAATGGCAGCATTTGATTTTCCAAATAGTCCTGAACTAGACGAGACTCATACCGAAAATGGTGTGATGTGGAAGTGGAATGGGTATGCTTGGGATAGAGTTCCAAGTAATGGACCTGAAGGTCCTCCTGGTCCTCCTGGTCCTGCAACTCCTGGACCTCCTGGTCCTCCAGGAACTGGTAACCCTGGTCCTCCTGGTCCTCCAGGAAATACTCCAGGACCTCCTGGTCCTCCTGGTCCTCCAGGCACTGGTGGTGGTGCAGGAACATTTTTAGAATTAACAGATACTCCTGATACTTCTCCTGGATATTCTGGACAATCTGGTAAAACAGTTAAAGTAAATTCGGGAGAAACTGCTTTAGAGTTTACTCCATTAGATTCTGGTCCTCCAGGACCTCCTGGTAATCCTGGTCCTCCAGGAGAAGATTCAACTACACCAGGTCCTCCTGGTCCTCCAGGCAGTGGTCCTCCTGGTCCTCCAGGTGAAGATGGTGAGGATGGTACTCCTGGAACTGGTAATCCTGGTCCTCCTGGTCCTCCAGGAACTGGAACTCCTGGTCCTCCAGGTCCTCCAGGTACTAATGTCGATACAACTTATTCATATACTGTTGAAAATGCTGGCGGTGGAAATGTTAATTTAAAATTAGACGGAACAGAAAATACTTCATCCGCAACTGATTATACTATTAAATTCAATGCTGGAACTGCTCTTACAAATTCAGTTCAGAGTCAGAATGAATTTACAATGAATCTGGATAATACTGCTGTAACTCCTGACTCATATACTAATGCAAACATAACTGTTGACCAACAAGGTAGAATAACAGCAGCATCGAATGGTTCTGCTGGTGGTGGCGGTGGTGGTGCAAATTTACAAACATTCCAATCATCTGGAACTTGGACAAAACCATCTGGATATAGTCATTTTTGGGTAATTTGTATTGGTGGAGGTGGTGGATCTGGTGGTGCTAATGCACAAGATGATGATGGATGTGATGGTGGTGCTACTGGTGGTGGTGGAGCTGGTGGTATGGGTATGTGGATTTATGCTGCATCAAGTTTACCTGCTTCAATGTCTGTAACTGTCGGAACTGGTGGAGGTGGTGGTTCCTCTGGTGGTGGATGGGTTGGTGGAACTGGTGGAACTGGTGGAACAACAACATTTGGAAATACTGGTCTTTATGGTGCAGGTGGTACTGGAAGTAGCGGAACAGATTACTCTCCTGCTACTAGAGTATCTGAGGGTGGTACTGGTGGAGCAGGTAATGGTTTTGGGATGAATGGTGCAAATGGTGGAGATGGTAATATGGCCACAAGTGCTGGTAATACTACTGTCGATGAACATGCTGCAAGAGCTCAAGGTGGAATGTCTGCTTGGGGTGGTAGAAGTTATGGAGAAGGTGCAGATGGTGTTGTAACCTGTGATCAGAATACTTCTGGTAATTCTGGATCAAATGGGTGTATAATGGTATTTGGTTTTTAAGAGGTAATTAAAATGGGTAGGTATGCTATTATTGAAAATAATATAGTAACAAATATTATAGAATGGGATGGTAATACAACTACTTGGACACCTCCTACTGGATCTGTTCAGGTTGCTTTAGCAGCAACTGGAATTGCAGATGGTGTTGGTGTTGGGCAATCTTATTTTGAATCAACAATTGTAGTTCCACAACCAGTAGATTTACGTACTACAAGTGACCATTATAAACAACTTAGAATGAAAAGAAATAAAAAATTATCTGCTTCAGATTGGACTCAATATCCTGATTCCCCATTAGATTCTACTAAGAAAGCAGAATGGAGTACATACAGACAGGAATTAAGAGATTTGCCAGCAAATGTTACTGATAGTAATGTAAAGGATATCGCATATAAAGCATCACATTCATCTTGGCCAACAAAACCATCATAAATGTGTTATAATAATTATTATTAATATTTGGCATTTGTAATGAATGATTTAATACAAATTATTAAAATTCTTAGTGATGAAGATTTAAAAATAATTAATAAGCATATAGACGAAACATGTGAATTTAAAAAAGCGACTGTTTTTAGTGGAAATATAAAAAATAAAGCTAAAGTTGATACTACTATAAGATCAAGTGTTTCAACATCATTAGTTGATGGTGATGAAGCGACTAATCTTTTACATGATAGAATCAATTCTGCTTTAGTTGATTATAAATTTAAAGTATCAAAATTATGTCAGAATTTTACATATTATCCTGTTCCTGGTGGTAGAGGCACAAAATCTTGGAGAGAAAGTATACAGATACTTGAATATAGTGGTGGACAAGAGTATAAATTTCATCACGATGCTGCTCAAAGACCACAATTACCTGAATATGAAAGAAAAATATCTGTGATTGTTTATTTGTCTAATGGATTTGAGGGAGGTGGAACAGAATTTCCACATGCAACTTTTAAACCAAAGGCAGGGTATGGTTTAATTTTTCCTTCTAATTGGTGTTATCCACATTCGGGTCAATCTGTAACTAAGGGTAAGAAAAGAGTAGCAGTTACATGGTATTATGTAACATTATCTTGACGAGATTTAATTTTTGTGGTATCATATTAAAAAATTGGTATAGTTAAATGGATAATGATCCGAATGAATCTGTAGAAAGTATATTAATTAATATATGTAAAAGAACTATTATACTTTTTAGTGATCTGGGTGATCAGAAAGTGGTTGAGTGTGATAATATTGATCAATTTATGTCTGTTATGGAAGTTATAAAAGATACTGCAGATCCAGAAATTATTACCTATATTGATCCTGTAACTAACAAAGCTAAATAAAGTATAGAAATACCACCTGGACAGTAGTATAAGAAGATGCCTCTTAATAAGTTAGAGAATTTTATAAAGAATAGTGAAGGTCGCATTCTTTATGTAAATCCAAATGATCTTGATGCCACTGATGGAATTGAAAATCAGGGTAACTCATTAACAAAACCTTTTAAAACGATTCAAAGAGCACTCTTAGAATCGGCAAGATTTTCATATTTAAGAGGTAATGATAATGATATAGTAGAGAAGACAACTATATTATTATTTCCTGGTGAACACCTTGTAGATAATAGACCAGGATTTGGTATTAAAAATGAATCAGGTGTTGCAAAGGCAATAAGTCCAAATGGATCAGAGAGTGGAGCACAGAATACACTTACTTTAACTCTTAATTCAAACTTTGATTTAACACAAGAAGATAATATACTTTATAAGTTTAATAGTACAGAAGGTGGTGTTATAATTCCAAGAGGAACTTCTGTTGTTGGATTAGATTTAAGAAAGACGAAGATAAGACCTAAGTATGTTCCTAATCCTACTGATGAGAATGTAAAGGGATCTGCACTCTTTAGGGTTACTGGTGCTTGTTATTTCTGGCAATTTACTATTTTTGATGGAGACGAGAATACTTTAGTATATACTGACCCAACTAATTTTGACCTTACTAATAGATCAAAACCAGTATTCTCTCACCATAAACTAACTGTATTTGAATATGCTGATGGTATTAATAAGTTAGATTCTTTTGGTGGATTAACTGATTTAGATGTTTATTATAGTAAACTATCTAATGCATATAATAGGGCTTCAAGTAGAGATATTGATCAAAAATTCCCTTCTGATGCAAAATCTTTTGCGAAACAAAGACCTGAGTATGAAATTGTAGGTGCTTTCTCATCTGATAGAATTCAAATTACAGCACTTAGATCTGGTGATGGTGCAACTCCTGGTCCAGTTGTTACTGTAACTACTGCTATTCCTCATGAATTAACTGGTGGAACTCCAATTAAAATTGAAAAGGTTAATGTACCAGATTATAATATTTCTACAAAGGTTCAGAGTGTTTTAAGTGATACTCAATTCACATATCTATTACCACAAGTAGATCCATTTTTACCTGCTGGAGTTGCAGGTGGATTAAGTGTTGGTAATGCAACAGTAAGTGTTGAAGTTGATACTGTTACTGGTGCATCTCCTTATATCTTTAACTGTTCATTGAGATCAGTTTATGGTATGCAGGGTATGAAGGCAGACGGATCTAAGGCAACTGGATTCCGTTCAATGGTTGTTGCTCAGTTTACTGGTGTATCTCTACAGAAAGATGATAGAGCATTTACAAGGTATAATTCTAGAAGTAGGGATTTTGATGTTATAGATTATACTAAGCAAACTGGTGAAACTTTATCATCTAAATCATCATCACCAAATCCTTCAAAAGTATATCACTTAGATAAGGATGCTGTTTATAGAAATGGATGGAAAACTTCACATATTACGATAGAAAATGATGCTGTTCTACAGATTGTTTCTGTGTTCGCTATTGGTTATCATATTCACTTCTTAATGAAGTCTGGTGCTGACGCATCAATTACAAACTCCAACTCTAACTTTGGTCAGTTTGCTCTTGCTGCTGATGGATTTAAGAAGGAATCATTTGATAAGGATAATAAAGGATTTATTACTTCAGTTATTACACCAAAAGCAGTTGTTTCTGCAGATACCAGAGTAGATTTACCTCAGTTAGATAAAGCAAGGATTGTTGCTGCTGCTGATGATGAAAGAATATACTTATTAGGGCAAGATAATAAATCAGTTCTACCTTCAGAGATTGCTCAAGGATTTAGAATTGGTGCAAAGGTTAATGAAAAATTATACATTGAGAAGGGTGGCAGTACTTGGGAAGCAAAGATTGTATGTTCTACTCGTGATGCTGGTGATAATCCAACAGGTACTTCATTTACTTCAGAAAAAGCATATGAAGCAATTCATAATGATACTACTAACAATTCTTCCAATGCAATTCATAAGATAACAATTGCTGGTGGACATGAGTTAAGTAATGGTGAGTCTATAAGAATTTTTAAAGATAATGCAGATCTTCCTGAAGGATTAGATCCTCATAAGATATACTATGCAATTACTGATGGTAAGAATAGTACAAGACAAGATGGTATTCAGTTAAACAGTCTTGAAATACAGATTGCAGCATCTAAGACTAATGCAGAAAGAACAACACCTGCATATATTAACACTATATCAAGTCCTGACGCTGGTATTTTGCATGTTATTAGTAGAGTATCCGATAAGGATCCTGGTGAAATTGGTCATCCAATGCAGTTTGATACCTCAACATATACTATTGGTGGTGAAACTAAAGTTGGTGGTTGGTTTATTCATGTAGAAGGTGGTTCTGGAAATACGATTTATGCTAATAGAGCAACGTTATCTGATACAAATGATGAGATACCTTATATTACCAGAAAGAGTGATAGTAGAAGTTTAGATGATAAACTATACAAGTTTAGATATGTTATTCCTAAAGAATTAAAGAATGCACGAGATCCACAAGATAGTTTTGTTATACAAGAATCCAGTGATACAAATGTTCGAGATGATGTTGATTTTACATTAAATGATATAATAACTGATTCTGCTACGTTAGGATATGATTTTGAAAGAAATACAAGATTTATTTCATATCTTGATTATAATGTAAGTACAAAAATTGTTACTATTAGATCTGATAAAAATCATAATTTAAATCCTGATGAAATTGTTACTCTTAAAAACTTAACTTGTACTGTTAATCCAACTGGTATTGAGAATCGTGGATATAATGGAACATTTAAAGTAGTCAGTGTTATTGATTCTAAAACATTTACATATAAGACAACTGATATTTTAGACGTAGTTCATAATGTAGGAACTTGGAATAATGACGTTCATACAAGATCACTTTCTTTACCAAGATTCCAAAGAAACAATAATGATCAAAACCTATTCATCTATAGATCTGAAACTATAAACAAATATGTTGAAGGATCTCAGGATGGTGTTTATCATCTATATGTTTTAAATGGTGGAAACAAACTTGAAAAACAATTTACTGATTCGAGATATAATCAGAATGTTGTTAATCTCTATCCAGAATTAGATCGAGATAATGTTGAAGATAATCCACAGGAAGCAACAAGTTATGCAAAAAGATTCCCTCTTGGTGATGTTGTAACTAATGATCTTAAGAAGAGTATTACCAGAGAAACTGCTAATAAAGCACTATTAAATTTTGGTATTAGTAATAGTATTGCTAATGTTACTAATAACGATGGAACTTCTCCTATATTGAATTTAGATAAGGAGCATGATCTTCAAGGTTTGAATTATGGTGGAACATTAACAGGTGGATCAGGTCATACTGATGGTACATATCATAATATAAAATTATTTGATGATGCATCTGCACCAGCTTCTGCTGTATGGAAAGGTGCTACTGCTAAAGTTGTTGTTAGTGGTGGAGCAGTTACTGAATATGAAATCGAACAATCTGGTTCTGCTTATAGTTCAAGTTTAAGTCCATTATACTTTGATAGTTCATTACCATCTGCTGGTGGTATTGGTGGAGCTCCAAGTTCAAATGTTGCTTTTGTAGAGGCTGGTATAACAACTGCAACAGGTAATTATGTTCAAGTAACAGGTATAAGCACAGGAACTGATGCTTACTATAGAATAAATGCTGTTTCTTCTACAAAATCTATTGCAATTAAGAAACCTCTTACAGATAGGATTCTTGATGGTCAACAAGTAATTGATTTAGGTCCTTGGGTAGCAGTTTCATCTGCTGCTTTACCAAGTCCAAACCCTGATGATATTACAATAAGTACAGTTACATGTACTGCTGCTCATGGTTTATTAGAGGGTAATTCGTTCAGAGTTCTTGATAATAATGATAACAATCTTGGTGATTTTATAGTTTCTGAAGTTATTGATGTTACTTCTTTCAAAGTAGATATTGGATCTACTACTAATTTAGTAAATCCTACTTACATTCTTAAGCATGGAATGTCTTCTAATAATGCAGGATCTGATAAGGCTGGTGAGAATTTAGGTACAAGAGGATTATCATTCTTTGAGCATGAGAATTTAATACTTGGTGAAGAGATTAATAGTGCAACAAGCGATAAGTTTACAATTAAATTATCTGATGGAACAACCACTCAAGAGTCAATAGAAAGTAGATTACCTTTAGGTTCTTACATTCAAATTGATGGAGAGATAATGAGAGTTGTTAAGAGTACACTCTCATCTGGTAAAATAACAGTTCTTCGTGGTGCATTAGGTACTATTGTTGATAATCATGTTATTAACTCTCAGATTAAGAAGATTAAACCAATACCTATTGAATTAAGAAGACCTTCTATACTTCGTGCATCTGGTCATACGTTTGAATATCTTGGTTATGGTCCAGGTAACTATTCAACTGCTCTTCTACAGGTTCAATTAAAGACACCTACTGAAAGGGAAGAGTTCTTATCACAATCACAAGAAACATCTTGTGGTACTGTTGTTTACACAGGTATGAATGATAAGGGTGATTTCTATATTGGAAACACTAAGATTTCATCTGACTCTGGTGAA